GAGATAATTAGTCTTGATTCCAGCCTTCAGATTCATTCAGTTCCCAAGAAATTAGTTTCTCTGCTGTTGCTGATAGCTCAGCTAATTTCCTGTCGTCATTTCTTTGGGCTATGTAATCTAATAAGTCAAAGAAATCTATTCTGTAGTATTTCTGTAAATATTCAAGTAGCTCTTTCATAGTTATATCTCCTATGTTTGTGAAATAAGCAGTTCATAAGCATGCTCAGGCTATAAATGAAGAGCACTCTTAATTCAATGTGTGGATTAGTAATAAAGTCTAACGTGTGTGTGTGTGTAAGGAAAGAGTTAGGCGTTCACTCCCTCCTGCCTTGGGGGACACACGTGTATTACACACAACGTTGGCTCACACGTGTGTTGGGCAAGGCGAGTGGAGTGGGTGGGGGACCTGATTGGTGGGCTGAGGACAGGTTGAACGTAACTAACGTAACCAACTCAACCTGTTTGAACCCACCAACCCTAATTTAGTAGGGGGTACGTTAACTCTTTCCCTCTCACACACATTCTAAAATAAGTTTTTGGATAGCACTCTCCTTTTTTGTATATTATATTTATGACTAAGAAGAATAAATATGCTATATTCAATATAAACACTGGGAAGTTTGAGGAAGATCTAGACGATAATATGGACTTTATAGACTATTTGCAGATAATAGAAGCAGAAAAGCAGATAGCAAGGCGTATGATCAAACAGAAGTTAGATAAAATTTCTCCAGATGATTATAAGGAGAGTACGGATTAAAGTAAGAGTAGACGTATATAGTAGAGTACGTGGAAAGTAGTGTTAACGTATACATACTACAAACGTAATGTTTGAGCATTACGTTTGTAAGAGTAGTATAAGTAAGTGTAAGGAGGTATAATGGATACCATTAATAGAAGAATAGCTGGAAAGATGCGCAGCTTTGAGATATATACACAATCTGAAGCAGATGCTAAAGGATATTCGTATATAGAGTGGAAACATGCTGATGAAGGGGACCTAGCCTTATCAGATGATGGATATGTTGGGGAATGTCTGTCTAGAAAGGTGTATACAGACAAGAAGGGTAGAACTAAGACCTTTATTAAGTGTGCACATGGAGTACAATGGGTAACAAATAAAGGGATGTTCATGTATGAGCCTAATAAAGAGGCTGGGGTTTACTCACATGTTAAGCCAAGTAGGTGGGAAGAGAAGGAAGCTAGGACTACTAGGGCTAAAAATGCGGTAAATGCCTATGTTACTGATATAATTCAGGGTAATAAGCCTGATTGGGAGATGATAGGTAAGATATATAGACCTGATCAAGAGTGTCCTGAAGCAACAGTTAGAAGATTATTCAAGAAACAGAGGATAGTAGATATGGTAGAAAAGAAGTTAAAGGAAATACTAATAGATAAAGGTATTACGCAAGAACAAGTATTAGATCTACAACTAGAAGCAGTAGATATGGCTAGAGCAAAGGGTGATGTATCTAATATGTTAAAGGTTGCTGATAACTTTATGGATCTATTAAGTATGAAGCCTGGTAAGGTGGTAACAACTGATACTATGGAAATAGATATGAGTAATAAGATTATAGATGCTATAGAATCAGAAGAAAAGAAACTAAAAGTAGAAAGAAAAGTTGAAGAAAGAGAAGATACTCAGTAAATTAAAGGATAATATGATATTATTCGGGAAAATTGCTATGCCGAACATGTTTTCGGCTGCATCTCCTAATTTCCACTATACTATTGCAGAATCATTATTAAATTCTGATAATAAGCAAATAAATATCATAGCTCCTCGTGGACATGCTAAATCATCTATAGTAGGTGGTGTGTTTCCATTATGGCATATAATGTTTGATGAGGGACCTAAGTTAATTGTATTAGTATCTAGGACGCAAGACCACGCAGTTAAGTTGTTAGGTACAATTAAAGATGTATTAGATTTTTCTGCTACGTTTAGGCAAATGTTTGGGTATTGGGGAATGAACTCTGCAAGATCATGGGCAAAGACTGAAGTGCAGCTTAAAGATGGTACTATGATAATATGCAAAGGTACTGGCCAGCAGTTGCGTGGTATTAAGCATGGTAATCAAAGACCTACGCTAATTATCGTAGATGATCCAGAGGATGAGAATAATACTAAGACAGCAGAAGCTATGGAAGGTAACCTTAGATGGTTATTGCAATCAGCAATTCCTTCATTAGATCCGATTAAAGGTAGGATAGCTATTATTGGAACTCCTATACATCAAAGATGCATGGTAGAAACATTGAAGGATATGAAGGGTTGGTTAAACTTCCTATTTAAACCAGACTTAGATAATAATAAAGCATTATGGGAAGAGTGGCAGCCTGTAGATAAATTAAAGCAGAAAAAAGAAGAATTAGAGTCAATTGGTCGTGTAAGTGTATTCTATAGAGAATATTTATGTGAGATAGTTGGTGATGAAGATCAATTGTTTAAAGAAGAGTATTTAAATTATTATGAAGGTAAAATTATCCATGAAGATAATAAAGCCTATTTGGAATTAAGAAATTTTGAAGGAAATGAAAATAAAGAGATTAGAGCAGTAAATATATTTATGGGAGTAGATCCTGCTTCGTCTACAGCGCAAACTGCCGATTACAGTACTATTGTTTCTATTGCTATTGATAAAGATGGAAATCGGTTTATTCTCCCCTACTATAGGCAAAGGGCTACTCCCATGAATTTAGCAGAATCTATTATAGATCAATTCAAAATATACAAACCTAACAAAACAAGGATAGAGTCAGTTGGTTATCAGGAAATGTTAAGAGAGTATGTAAAGAAAAGATGCGAAGAAGAGAAGTTATTTATATCTGGATTGGAAATAAGGGAAAACCCTCGTAATTCTAAATCATCTAGACTTGAAACTCTACAACCATACTTTGCACAGGGAAAAGTGTATATTACTAAAAACATGCCTGAGCTGAGAGATGAGCTACTTCTCTATCCCAGGGGAAAACATGACGATTTGCTGGATGGTCTGTTCTATGCAAATAAAGGCATATACCCTCCTTTTCATAAAGATTCCGATAGAGATAGTGAGAAAAATTCTCAATTTCAGAATAAATTTCAAAATGAGTCTTGGATGACAGTGTAACTCCTTTTTATATTTATAGCAATTTTAATTACGTAATTAATATAAATATATATGCCAGAAACTAATAAAGAAGTCAAACTCACAGAAGACCTTTTGCGTGATTATTCTGGAGCAAGATCTGAATGGGCAACACAAGCAGTTGAAGATAGTGAATTTAGAGCTGGTGTCCAATGGACTAAAACTCAAGTAGAAACTTTAAAATCAAGGAACCAAGCACCTGTAGTTGTAAATGTTATACATAGTGCTGTGGAACAAGCAAAGGCTCTTCTAACTACAAACAAACCTAGATTCCAAGCAACAGGTCGAGAAGATAGTGACGTTAAAACAGGTAGAGTATTATCTGATTTAATGGAATATGTCTGGGACATATCTAAAGGTAATACCGTTTTAAAACAAGCAATCGATGATTACTATGTAAAAGGTATGGGATGTATAATGGCCTATCCTGATATGAATGCAGATTTTGGTAAAGGTGAAATATGCCTTAAGTCTGTAGACCCAATGGATTTATATATCGATCCAAGTTCTAGAGATCCTTTCTGTCAAGATGCTAATCATATTATTATTGCTAAGAAAATAATGGAATCTCAGTTATTATTACAATATCCCGATTATGTAGAACAAATTAAAGCTGCAAAGCAAACTAGTACATTAGGTGAATATCCTACTTCTAGAGATAATACAACACATAATCAACAAATAGGTCCATATAACAAAGGCACTACTAGAGGTGCATTAGATGACGACAGGGAATTAGAAGTAATGGAAAGATTCACTAAAGTTAAAATGCCTATGATTAGAGTTTATGATCCGTATGAACCTAGAGAGCATATATTTACAAAAGAAGATTACGAAACATATTTACAAAGACCAGCATTTGTTATTCATAAAAGAGGTGTTGATCCTATTTATTTAACAGGCAAGGAAGATGTAGAGCAAGCCAATAGATTATATTCTGAGTTTGGTAGTACATTCCATGAATATATGGATCCTAATACTCAACAAGTTGTTCAAATAAAAGGTGAGGAAAGAGCTGGTTCTATACCTAATTCAACTACAACTTTAGTTCCTATATCAATAAATGATTTAGTTCAAGATAAAATGATACAGGTAAGCGAAATTAAATGCGATAGAGTTAGATGCGTTATATCAGTTGGAGATCAATTAATTGTAGACTATATGAAACCTATTACAAATTATCCTATAGTTACATTAATGAATCACCATGACAGGAATCCATTTCCCGTAAGTGATGTTAGGTTAGTAAAAGGTTTACAAGAATATGTTAATAAAATTAGAAGTTTAATTATAGCACATGCTTC